GAGGATTTTTTTCCTTTTCTCTTTAGGAATATAACCTTTTTTATCGACTTTAATAGGTTCTCCTATTTTCCTAAGTTTAGGAAGTTCAATTTTTTGCATATAACCTTTATTTTTAATAATTTATAATCCACTACCACTGATTGTTAGATCAGTGTGTGTATGAAGTTTTTTTGCGAACTCCTCATCAGTTAAGTAAAGATGTATAGTTCTATTTACAAGTTTTTGAAGATTAAACTTTTGTCTTATAGAAGCAACTTTAAAATCCTCAAATAACTTTTCTTCTAGTTTTACGGATGTTAGTTTTAAACTCATTGTATATGTTTTTATATTCACATATACATATATTAGTCAATCAAAAAACTCATCAATATTAAAAATTTTTTTACCTGATCTATTAGCATGTTTTAATGCTTCACGAAATATTTTTTGAGCCTCTTTAGGAAGTTTTTTTGTTACTTCTTTTTCTACAACCTGAGGTTCATTGTAAATATTAGTTTCAGATTCAGATTCTTCTACTTGTTTAACCATATCATTTAAAACCATATCTAAAGCGTGTTCTTCATCCCACTCTTCTTCTTTTTGTTCTGTCATAACTTTTTTTTCTTTTAGTCTTTCAAAAGCATAGTTTGCTGCAACTACAAGCGCTATTGCTAAAGGATCAAATACAAATATTATGATCAACAATAGGTAGTTGATTATTTTATCCATACCAAGCCCTGTTAAGTTAGCCAAATATTTTAATGGTCCTAGTTCACTTCCTATTTCACTATTAGATCTGGTTTCAACAATTTCTGTTTCGTAATCAAATAGTTGTTGGTTTAGATCATCTACCCTAGTGTTGATTTCGGTTTGGCGTTCAATTGCTTGGTCAAGTTGTTTTTCTAATGCTTTTCTAGTAGACGATGAAGTGGTTGTTATTATTTCGCCTGTTTCTGAGTCTCTATATTGTATTACATTATTAGCTAAACCTGCTCTTAAATCAGATACTGCCCCATTAATGGTGATTTTTTCTGTATTATACACCGCTAATTGGTCTCTAACGTTATCTCGTTTAGTTTCAACTAAAGCGATTTGAGCATCTATATTACCTGCTAATGCTGCTGTTTCTTGGTAAGCAGCTGAAAGGAAACCATAAATACCAGCTGAAGTGATTAAAATAAGGACAACGCAAGCAATTGTAAGATAATATTTTAACAATCGGGGAATGGTCTTTCTATATTGATAAAGAAGGGAAGCTATTACTAATTTAGATATCTCTAGGGAAGCAGCCATTATAAATACCTCAGTTGAGGCACCAGCAAACAGCTTACTTAAACCCGTAACCGAGTAAAAAGCAGCTGAAGCTGAAACCGATAAGGCGCTTAAAGCTATAATAAAAGGAAATATCCTAGCTTGAATGTTTTTTATTACAAAGGTCAGGTTTGTCATTGAAAGGGCACCATTTACAGTTTTTATCTGAAGGATTTTTGGTATATTCCTTCATATTATACGTATCGCCTTCAAAACAATCTTCAATAAACTCATGTAGCTGGCGAGATACGCGATTCATTGTTACCTTACCTGACGATGGTTCAAACGTTTGAATACGTGAAGCCATTGCTGGATATTTAGGATCTTTTGGTATCTTACGCTTTACAATAAAGTATTTACAATCAATATCATCTACAGGAATATTATATTGTTCTGCAAAGTATTTTTTGTATAATACCATTTGGGCTAACTTGATTTTGTTTTCTTTATCCCACTTTGTCCATCCTCTGGTAGATGTTTTAATATCCCAAATACTTACTTTTTTAAGATCCTCATCATAAAACACTAAGTCAAGTTTTCCATATAACATAATATTTGGATACTTTTCATGAGGAGGAATTAATATAGGCATTTCAACACCTAATAACTGAGTTCCTCTCTTTGAGAAATGCATTTGACGCCTTTGTATAAAGAACTCTAAAATATCAAGACCATCGTTTACAAACTCAGTGATTTCTTTTTTGGTTGAGAAGTTTTCTCCAAGTTGTTCTTTATATTCACCATACATTTTCATAAAGCGCTCTTGGAAATCTTCATAGATGGGAAACTCGTCTGCTGCCTTGATTGATTTATTATACATTAAATCAAGATACTCTTGAAGAGTTTCGTGCATTGCTGAACCGAATGCTAAGTGAATATTTGGTGGTTGACGCATTTTATCAATGTACATCAACTTCCATTTGTGTGGGCATTCGCTCCAGGCTGAGAATTGGGTATAAGAAACCATCTTATATTTCTCCCAATCCATTTGTGGAACTACAGTATTATTTATATTTTCTAGAATCATTTGAACTTACCTTGTTGTACGATTTGGCCTATAATCCCGTACACACTAAGGTCTTTAAGCGTATCTTCTACTGATTCACCTACTGTATCAGGTTCTCCTAGTACAACCAAGTTTTTTAAGCGGCTTATTTTATCGTTGATTCTAAACCACAAACCTGTAAGTGCGAGTTTAATGTCGCTATCAGTTTCAAGATTTGTTCCTACGTTTATATTTGATGTCCCGTAGTTTCGGTGTTTTTTACAAAATAAAACGTATTGTTCCATCATAATTTTTTTATATTCCTGGGTTAACTCAGGATATTTTTCCTCACACCACTTTACGGCGGCATCGTCTTCAGGGGTGAAATTTATCATTTTTTTATTAATTTTTTAATATCACTTTCTTGTAATCCTATATGGTTAAGTAGGATTTTGATTTCTTTTGTATCTAAAATATTTAAGTAATCTTCAGCTTGTTTACTAGAACATTCAAAATACCCACTTAGTAAAGCAAGTAATTGGGGATTATAAGATTTAGTTTTCTGTCCTTTAATCCATTTTTGGAATCTAAAATTAGATGGTAACATAGATTGATAGTATTTAAATATTTCAGCTGGGGTAAGTTGTCCTCCAGTATATGGTTGGATTTTATTAATAATATCCAAATAATCCGAAGTAAAACTTAAAGCACGGTTAATAATAAATGTGTTCCAAGCTTTTTGTTCTTCCTCAGTGAGATCTTCCCAGTTGACTTTTTTATTATGTACTAACTTTAAAAAATCAAAGGGTGTCATTTGGTTCTTTTGGAAGGAATTCTTCGTTTACGTGTCCACACTTTGCACAAGCAAATACAGGAATAGGAATTAATGCTGGTTGTCCTGTGGGTGAAAGCATAGGCGATAATTTACGCATAAGATTTACTTGAACAAAATGCTCATGACCACATTCATTACATGTAACAGCTGTGGTTTGGGAAAAATCGATGTTAAATTGTTGTTCCATTAGTCTTTAATTCTTCTTGGTTTCTTAAATCTTAATTTATCGTAACGATTGTATTTTTTATTGAACCACTTATACCATTCTTGTAGTTGTTCATATCGTTGTTTGTTTGAATTTACACTCATAACTTTAATAATTTATTTAACATTGCGGCGATGCAGATTTCTTTATCTACTACAAACGAGTATTCATATTGATACTGAGCTATAATAATAATTGCATCACCAATTTTTGTAGTATATTCCTCTACGTTATCGTAGAGTGTCCTAAATAGAGATTCAAACTGTGTAGCACCACTGTCAGCAATGATTTGTCTGATTTCTTTTAGGTTAATTTTATTTTTTAGGCCCTGAATTACTTGATTTTCGAATTCAGTATTTTTAAGAGATTTAGAATCGAGAACTAATTTACCACCTTTAAGGCTACCCTGAACTGTGTTTAAAATTTTTCTAATGTCAGGATAATGGGTGATAATTATTTGTCCCAGATCTTCCTTCGTATAGTCGATTCCTTCACTTTCGCAGATCCGTAATACATGCTGCCCAACTTCTTTCTTAGAAGGTGGGGTAATCCCAAAAGCCATACAACGAGACTGAAGGGGAGAAATAATACGATCAAGATAATTGCAAGTGAAGATAAAACGGCAACTGCTAGAAAAAGTTTCAATAACATTTCTAAGAGTAGCTTGGGCTTGAGCTGTAAGATAATCTGACTCATCTAATATTACTACTTTTAATCCATTAAAGCCAATACTAGAGGCAAATGGGACAATTTTATCTCTGATTGTATCAATTCCCCTTTCATCCGAAGCATTGATATAGAGGTAATCAGCACCTAACTGCTTTACTATTAGTTTGGCCAGCGAGGTCTTTCCAGTCCCCGCCGGTCCAAACAATAGCAAATTTTGTAGAGTGCC